GTTCGGCCGTGTTGGCACGAGTGATCTGGTAGTCGGTGATGAGGCAGTTAACGGTGATGATTGGGGTAGTTGTGGTTGGGGTAGGCGCGATGCTCACGGTACGGGTAACCGAGGTGCCGGTCACCGTTGAGAACACGGAGTGACTCAGGTTCGGGTCAGCATCCATGATACCATTGAATGTAACTGTGAAGTCCGTGAGCAAAAGCAAACGCTCGTATGCGAACTTGTTCATGCCGGTGACGTCTTCCAGGCCACGCGGCGTGCTGAAGTTGTAGTTGGTGACGTCAGTGCCGATGTTACGGAGGGTACCGCCTGCATCAGAGACCTGAAGAGTTCCTGACAGACCGGTCAACTTGGGCATTGTTTGCTCCTTTCAGCCCTTGCTGAATATCTTGGCGAGGCCATCCTGGTGGTTGGCCGCGTCGTCGGCCCAGTCTTCGGGGCGTGTATGCCTCCGAATGAGCCCCGTATATGCCCGCCAGTCTCCGCCTCGTACAACCAGAATCGGCGGCCTATCGACTGGAACCCTGTGATCCCGCCAGTCCCAACAACGGGTACCGGCCGGATAGACGAGCTCTACGATTTCCAGAGAAGTACGAACCTCCTGGAACGAACGCGTCTTGTCCTTCTTTGCAAAGTCGTACTGGGCCAGCCCCAGTGTCGTAGTGAGATCAATCACAAGCTTGAAACCAAACCGAAAGCTAACGCACTGATACTCTTCGCAGTCAGCCCATCTGAAATGCGTGCGGGCCGGAGTAGCGAATGTGTAAGTCTTGTAATGGTCAGGGTTGTCGCTCATCGGCGAAGGTCGATTCGTGAAATTACGCATCAGAACGTCACCCCCGTAGTAAGGTTCTTCACGAAGTTCACAGCGAACACAGCCTGTGTGAATGTCCCGGTCGTTACGACCTTGAGGAACTGATTCACCTGTGTCGTGTTAGTCACGACTTGCCGGAAAGCTCCGATCCCGGTCTGGCTGCCGAAGTCGACAAGTGTCGTGTAAGAGCCGCCAGAAGTCGTAGCGTGCGTGACCGTCACGTCAACGTTGGTGCCTACAAGCTCTACAAGATGGAGGTAAGCTTGACAACCACCTGCGATTGCTAGCGAACCGCTATCAAAGAAAGGCCCTGTGGTTGGCGCATTATCAGTTCGCAAACCGGCCGTCAACTGCTTCCCCCATTCAAGACCGAAACCATTAGCTTGCATATCTGTCTTGATAGTAAGGTTAGCGCTGTTGTCACGGGTTGGGTCATAGTTTACTTGCTTGGCATTCATGGAAGCACAAGGATTACCGATAGTAGTGCCCTGGAAGTACGAGCAGATAACATCGGTAGAGGGAAGGCCCTTCAAGGCATCATGCTCGGTACCACGTACGAACCAAGACCAAGTTGGAGCAACCGTATACACGACGGCGATTGTACCGTTCACAGGCACGGCATACGTACCGGCCGTGGTGCCAGCCGAGACACCGTTGACTAGAACGTTGCTCAGGGTACCACCCGTAATTGTCGCGTAGATCGTGTACGGGAATGTGTTGGCTACCGGCGTGTTGCTTGCCGGAAAACCGGGCGTGCTGATGGCCGGAAAGTTCACGTCCATGAACGATGTGAAACTGATCATCCCGTCACGCTTACCGCCCGTGCGCACATACGCCCGGAAAGTTAGCGTGGTGAGGTTGATCGTGTCAAGGGGCGAAGACAACGTGTCTAGTGACGCGACGTCACCGGACAGGTCGTACCCGCCGACGTAGAAGTTGTCACCAAGACCGGTAGTCTTCGGCATTTCATTCTCCTATCAACCAGAGCAGTCCAGTACCTGGAGATGTCCAACGATTGGCACAAATCTCTACATGCGGGTAGTGCGACGATACCTCGAGCCAGGCTTTCCTGACCTGGATATCGGGGTGATGATTCCACTCATTGATGTCGTGAAACATAACCATTCCGCCCTGCCTAACGAGCGAACGGTACATTTCCCAGTCTTCGTTCACTTCGCTCTCGAGGTGCCCGCCATCAATGATTAGCAGATCAGCCTGATTGAATCCGAGCCCCTCATCTACGGCGACAACGGTTGCATTGTTGCTACTACGCCCTAGTATGAACTTTGTCTTTGGGCCAATGTACCTAGGGCGTTCAGCAATGTCCATCGTGATGACCTGCTCGACACTCGGGATCTGTTCCAAGGCCCAGGTAAGGCCACCAGCGAAGGTGCCTATCTCAATGACACGTCGGATACCAGGATCATCAACAAGAGACAAGAAGGTCGAGAGCTCGTCTTGGTCCTGAGCAGCGTGATACTGGTTGATCGCAGTGTGGGCTACCGCTCTGTGATCCATCAGTTCACCTCCCCGAGCAAGGCCGTCTTCATATGACCGACCTTGACATTCGAAGCTACGAACACTGGGAATCCCGAGATAGCACACCTGATACAGAAGCTGATATCTTCGCCGTGATCGCGACCTTCGATGACACCCTCACGGAACCAGCAATCCTCACCGCCAGCATCCTTCCGTATGGTCTCAAAGACGCTACGGTGAACCAGCATACAGCCAGCTCCAATTGCGAATACGTGCTGCGCATCAAGATACGCTTCCACCTCAGAGATAGGAACTACATCAAGCGGCTCACCTTCATCAGCCTGGTTGATGTAAGCCGCAGGGTAACGCTGGCCATCGATAAACACGCTATACAGCGCGCTGACTACCGGACGGTTGACAGGGTCCGCAAGCCTCAGAAGCCTGCTTACCGTATCTGTGCTGAATACGATATCCGTATCCACGCTTAGAAGCCAGTCGAAATCAAGGCTAAGGAACTGCTTCACGAGCAGGTTACGGCCTAGGGCCAGAAGCGGCCCGGCCGAGCTACTAATGACACCGCCAATAGCCGGGTCAGCATTAGGGCCGCTGACCGCACGGAGTAGCGAACCAATCCACTCACGATGACCGGTCTCACCGATTGTGTACCCCAGTACCACTTCATTCGCCATCTTGCACCATCCTGCTGTCAATCAGGTCAGGAAGCATAGACGACAAATGCGCCATCTTTCCGTCTTCTCCGAATTGCTGCAGGTAAATCCTGACGCCATTGTTCGCCTGAATGTCGATAACCACACGCTCGGTAAGGTTAAGCTGCTCTTCAGTCAAAACGCCAGACTTGATAAGAGCTTGTCCGAAATCATAGCTTGCCTTCAGCCTAGACTTCGCCATCAGAATGCTCCGCTCTGTACCAGCCACATGTCATTGATAATCACCGGAATCGTGATAGTCATGACACGATAGTAGGTACGGTCTATTTCGATGTAGCCAGCTTGTGCCTCCATGGCCTGCCCGTTCGCGCCTAGCAGATCAAGCGCCCGAACCCCATCAACACCGCCAAGCTCGAAGTCACCGCTCAGAGAACCCATGAGGTCGGTAGCCGCAGCGGTGGCATTCGGGTCTATGAGGTCCGGAGGGTCAGACCTGAAGTTCGTGTATATACGAGCCGAGAGTACAAGCACCCCCGATATCGCATTCTGCCCAGAAGACCGGATAGGCCGAATTCTCTGGACCCACACAGCACAGGTCACACCTCGCCCGGGCGAGCTCTTTGGCTCGTGCTGGTTTACCTGATCAAACCGGCCCGAAGCCATAGCGAGGCTGATAATGCGATCGAACACATCGGCGATCGCAGCATCGTTGAACTGTGCTCCCATTAGTTGCCCGGACCTCCCAACAGAAGTCCACCTTCCATGGCACGCTGCTGCGGTGTCTTGTCCTTGACGTCAAGATGCTGCATACAGCTGGGAAGAGCTACGCATCCAAACATCGACTGACCCATGATCGAGAAGTTCTGCCAGCTCGGAGCCCAGGTAATTGCGTCGTTCACGGGCAGCCGCTCTTCATTCGGGAACTTATTCTTATGCTGGATATACTCCGAGACACATGCAAGGCACTTTGTAACACCAGGCTGTACCTTATCAACCTCTATCGGAAGCTGTCCTTCGGGGTACATATCAAGCTCATACTTACTCATGCCAGCTTACTTCCTTCCTTATCGCGGTGTTGCAGTCTACGGTTGTGGATACGGTTTATCCCATGTCCGTCGAGCTGCCTACTTTTGACATCGGGGTGATGCTTCCAGCAAAGCTTCCTAGTCACCCCGTCCTTAGGATCCGTGAATGAGTGATGGCCCATTCTCCAGCAATGCTTCTTAGCACAGTAAAACTTACGATACGCGACAATGATAGAACTCAAAACGCCAAGACTAGCAATTCCGCTGAGCATGTCGTACGGCTCGAAATGCCCATACGGCTCGCCATAGTCACTACCCGACCAGTGAATCAAGCCATGCTCGAAGCCGAGCCAGATACTATGAAAATGCATTGATCTCTACCAGGTACATTTGTATCTCATTGTCGGCTATGTATCTTGATTCTATTTGAAGCTCCTGCGTTGCAATCCTGAAGGTGTGGTACCCCGGGAATCGGCCGGGCAGACCACGGCGAAGTCTGCCCTTCCATATCACGGCATTCATGTCGGAGACACCCTCAATCCAGGCACCCTGTACAACACGGTCGCCGTGAACCTGGGTAAGTTCTGGTGTGGCGCGCTCCGACGTGATGCTGGCCTGAAGTTCTCCGGAATTGCCGGGCACAGGGTTATGCTTCGGATCGCCGCCATTGTGACCCAAGTACATGTACTGTTCCGGCAAGTACGCGCGTATGTAAGTAACAGCCCAATCAGCGATCTTGTCGCCAAGCTGAATCTTGTAACGGTCAATGATCTCGAGAACACGTCCGTCAAACAAGGGTCCGTCCATGGTAACTTCGAAATTAAGCTCCACCTAGATCACCCTAGTCCTGATCTGGCGGGAATACCGCACCTCTGCCTCTTCCCACTTGTCAGCAAGGGAAGCGCCAAGGCCGCTAGTTGTAGCTCCAGACTCACCCTGCGTATCGCTGTAAAGACCAAGCTCCTGCGCAGCCTGCACGCTAGCTTCTGCGAGCGCTAGGTCACGGATTAGGGGCGGCACAAGCTGAGAAGAAACACTAACGTTTTGGCTATGCGTGGCCGCTGTTGTTCCGAAATCACCACGCGTAACGGTTAGCTGTCGAGCCGAGTACACGGTAGCGGCTTCGTGCGTAGCCAGCACGGTACCGTCATAACCCCGCTTTACAGTCAGGACGTTGCCTATGATTTGGTAAACGAACATACGCTCCTGGTCAAGAACCACAGTCTCGAACGGGCTGAACTTCGTGCCGTCGGTAACAGCTAGCGCGTTGTCAGAATTCTGAGCCGTACTACAACCCGTGCCCTGTTGCGTCTGTCCGGATGTCACATAAGACCTATCCTGAACCAACATTCTTTCAGAATCAACAATAAGCACATCACCAACACCGGGTGTCGCACCGTTGCTCACCGTGGCTGTAGTAATGCTCGTGCTAGAGATAGCCAAAGCTAGTGTGCCGGCCACGGCCTGCCTGTTCCAGAAGCCAAACAATGCCGTGATAGAGATCTCCTGTTGCGGGGTAGGCCCATTGCCGAACGCCGCATTGTGGGCCCGGTTAAGCTCCATGTTACGGTAGGGTGGTGCGTCACGCCATGGCCCGTACAAGATGTCGTTGTTAGATATCACGACGCCGCCGCTGTTAACTACCGGAGCGGGATTAGCAATATCTGCGATTTCGGACCTGTCGAACCAGAGACGCCAAGGATATGCAAACTGGAAGTTAGGCCAATCCCACTTGTTGTTCTCTATGACGCAGTAGAACCTACGCCCCATCATGCCGTCAATATTGTCGGCCGCAGACTCATTAGCCCTGTCAACAACTTCGATCGTGTTGACACCTAGCTTGATGTCCGCGGCCCGCATGATGGCCTCACGAGTCGTGTAGCAAGGCCGGTTGACAGTCACCACGTCACCTCGAGTACCTCGTGATCCAACTCTATTACCGGGAAGCCCTCGGCCTGCCAGCGTTCAAACGTCCAATACTCGCCCCAAGACCAGAAGCCCTCTCCGTCAAGAGTCACCGAGTGACGCTCATTGCCTACCGTAGCAAGCACAATGGATCCATCCGTCGCTTCATCAAGCGGACGCCAGAAGTAGTCCTGAGGGGCGGCAAGAGCCAGAGCACGCTCCAGCTCTTGTCCTGCCGCCTCATACAGCTGCAGCATATCGGCTGTCGTGAACGCTAGGCCGGCACACACAGCCGACTTCGCCACAGCTTCGGCCGCGCAGCATTGGATAGACGTATACGGCGACCAGCCGCTCGAGGAGCCTCCGCCCCGCCGAGCCTTAGCCCGCGCTGCGGCCTGTGAAGCTCTGCCGGCAGCTGCGGCCTTACGGGCGTTCCGGCGGTCGGCTCGGCGCTGCGCCTTGCTGATAGGAGCCTTAGGATTGGGTGCTCCCCATTCATGCTTCTTAGCATGGGTACCTGCATGCTTATGTGATCCCGCGTGCTTGTGGGATCCAGCATGCTTCTTGGTACTCATACCCTGTCCCTTGCTTTCTTGGCGTCGGCTCATACGTCCGTGGGGTACAAACTGCTTATTCAGTTATCGGATCAGAAACCCGCCTGCGCTTGGTACCTGACTTGAATACCCTACGCTTTTGGGTCAGACTGGTCCGGTGTAGCTTCCTCCGCCTGTGCTGGCGCCCCCGAAGAGCTGGACCGGCTCTGCTGGCTGGGTCCAGTCACGCGGATACCGCCAGCCGTCGAAGAGGCAGAAGAGGATAGGACTTGACTCGTAGCTCGGCCCTTTCCTGAGCGGCTCCCCGCATCTGGGGCAGGCGATTGGGTCGACGACTCCGTGTCCGGGGCTGAGTCGCCACTCTTGTCGGGCTTGCTTCCTGATATCGAGGAGCTGGTACCAGCTGATTCGTCCTCACCTTCCTCCTTGTCCGCGGACCCATGCTCCTTGATGAGCTGATCCTTGGTCTTGCCCGAGGCATCACCATCGCCACGTGACTCCGCGTATGCGACCCACTCAGCCTTCAGGGCCGATTTGACAGGCTCCGCATGCGGCGTAACGGTAGCTACACCCTCAGGCGCACTTACTGACACCTTGTGCTTCGGTGGCCAGTGAGCCTCAAAGGTACCCTTCTGAGTGAAGTAGCCTGAGGTCTCCAGGCTTTCAGAGAAATTGCTAACGTCACCCGTCGTTATCCTCGGCACCGGATGTACCCTCCTTTTCCTGCTGCTTGGCCTTTGCCGGAACCCTAGCCGGTTTGGCCGGCACCGTATCGGGGCGGGGAGAATGACACGTAGGACAAAACTTGAGGCCGAACTCGCCGCCAAGAATACCCTTCGTGCCACACTCTTTACAGTCCCACATATCAGCCCCTAGCTAACCGAGGATCCGGTTGTGAATGGGATGTACCACAGATACCACTGCATCTGACCGGTATCGTTGGCGCTTGTAGTCCAAGTAATGTTGGCGGCTGCACAGAAAAACGGGTTAAGCCGATCCTGTACCACCGATGTCGGGAACGGCGCGAGGCTCACCAATGGAGCCCCGCCGACACCCGCGTTGTTGACGGGTAGGAATACCGTGTTCACGACCGCCGACGTAACGGTAGCGGCAGTAGCGATAGCGGTGTTAGAGCCGGTAACCCCGACGGCGAGCGTCGTTACCGTGGCGCCTAGAGCCGTTGTGACCACACCAACCAGCCCAGTAACCTCCACGACGCCCGTCACCGCAAAGAGGTTTGCGGTAGCGGTTTGCGGGAGGTTACTGGGCCCCTTGGTCACCAGGGTCCCTAGACTGGGCCGGTTGATGGCGCTCATATCACACAGCCGTCACAGTTGCTGCTTGGTTCTTCGGAGACACGGACTCCCAGCTTAGGAGCCAGGTAACAGCACCCGTGTTAGTTGCGTCGGTCGTGATAGTGATGTTCGCGGCAGTACACATGAAGCACTGCGCCGAGGTGATTGCCGCATTGGCTACAACGGCAGCAGGAAGCGCGCCGCCAAGCGTCAACGGCATGACGATCGCAGATCCCACTACAGTAGAAGCATAACCGGACGCCGGCACGGCCGAGATCGCCGAGTTAGCGCCAGTCACACCGATAGAGATCTTGACTGCGGTAATCGCGAAGGCGGTGCTGACAATGCCTACCAGGCCATTGACAACAATCGTTCCGGTTACTGCGAACAAGTTCCCTGTAGCGGTAGCGGGCAGCACCTTGCCGAAGTTGACGCACAGACGCCCGGCCTCAGGCTTGGCGCGCTGCGACTGGTCTCTGACCAGGAACGCCTTAGTGCTACCCATTGTTCAGGACCCCACAACTTCCAGGTTCGCCGGAGCCCTCTGGTGCACCAGGTCATGGAAGACAATCGCACCAATGCCGGAGCCGGTCAGCGTGACCCTGAGGTAGTTGTTCGGGTCAGAGAACTCCGAAGTGAAGACCGCGAAAGCCGAGTACGTCGCGGTCGTCAGACCAGTCGTGGTTCCGTGCGTATACGTTGAGAGCGGGCCGCTGCCGAACGGCGCAGTGCCGTTGACATAGGTAAGCTTGCTCCATGCCACAGTGCCGTCGCTGGCTGTCGTCCAGTACACGTTCTTGATAACAGCTGCAGCCGTGGAGAACGAGCCGCCGAACGAAGAGTCCTGGGCCAACGTCACGACAGCGGCCGCACCGCTGACGAGGACCGTCACGCCGCTAGAACCACGCAGCTTGAATGTCTTGGCCGTTGTAGTGGGGAGGAGGTAAGCGTTGAACAGCCTACCGAGCCCTTCCATTCCTGCCATTTCACTTTCCCTTCCTGCCGGGGTTTCAATGCCGGCGGATACGCCCTACTCCCGTCTGGGTGCAGGCTAGGTTCACCTGGTCTGAAGCTGGACGAACGGTGAGATGTTCGGGCCAGCGTTGTGCGGCGTAATTGAACTCTGGATCCACGGCCTGCCGTCCAGACGCTCGATTGCGCGGAACGCAGTCTTGTCTGACTGGAATCGGTAATGCTCGCTGGAGCTCGCCTGCATCATCTGGCGGTCACCAACAAGGTAATAACCAAGGTCGACGAAGCTGATGTCGCCCGTGGTACCAAGCACTGGCGTCTTCTCTGTGAAGTGAACCGGACGGCCCAGAATCGTCACCGGAGGGGTTGCCTTGCCTGGGTCAGTGTAGTTGCCCATCCAAACTGGGCCACCACCCGTTCCTACGCTCAGCGCCATCGTCGCAAGCTCAGGAAACGTGTCGATAGAAGCGATCCACACAGCGTTGCCAAGCGCGGTCGGAAGCATGCGGGCGTACATCTTAACGACGTTCTCCCACACAATCGTACCCGACGCCTGGTTCGTCTCCTTGTTGACCTGAACGCTCGCCGGACAGTTGATGAACCCGAGAGGCTCACCAACACCGGTGCCGGTCATGAACGCGATGTCTTCGTACCAAGCGATGGCGCGCGGGAAGATGGTGTCAAAGAAGCTGCTGAACGCCGGGGCGTCCGCAAGCAACTCATTGGGCACCTCCGCGTAGCCGGTCAACTTCTTGGAGTCGAGGACCACGCGCCCAAACGTTGCCTGGCTTTCCACCAGCGACGCAGCTTCCTCTGTCCAGTAGCAGACCACCCCGCCGAAGATCGAGCTGACCTGGCTCGTCACGTCTATCATTGGGATCGGCACCCGCAGGCTGTCCATAGGGATTACCTGAGCGCGCGGCCGAACGACCGCGGTCTCCAGGGCCACCTCGAGGATGCCCGAGCGCAGGTTCTCCGGAATCAGGAACCCACCGTCGGCCGGCACCTCAGAGCCGTACGAGTTCTGGATCTCCAGGGCCTTGTTGCGCTTGTTGCGAAGGGTCGCAGCATTCTTGAGCGTCTCGTACTTCGGCCATACAGCCTGAAAGAATTCAGCCGACGTCTCGAACTGATACTCATTGCCCTGAGACTTCTCGAGCCTCGCGCCGTAGCTTGAGTGGTTGTAAGCCGCACCCTTGCCGTGGCTCACGCGGTTCAGCATGCCCTTGGGCGGGCGTCCCTCGTAGTTGGCGAAGTTCAGCTTCGACCCGCCGTGCCCGTTCTGGGTCATGAAGTCGGCCAGTCCGATCTGTACCTCGCGCCGGATCTGCTCGCTGAGGTCCTGGTCACGCTTGATCGTCGCCTGTGCGTAAACCTGGATGAACTCCTTGAACTTGCCCGGCTCCGACATCATTGCCTTGACCTTGCCGGGGTCGCTGAGGAAGTCCTCAAGCTCATCCGGGGCCGATGGGATAACAACACCTGCGGTCATGCTACGCTCCCTTCTGAGCGTTGATAATTGCGAGCACTTCGTCGTCGGTGACATCCCAGAGACCCTCTCCAGAATGGTCCGAGTCGCCGCTGGGAAGCCCCAGCGCCCGCGCGTGCGCCTTCAGGTGGGCAAGCGCAGCGTCCTTGTTCTTCAGGCCCTCTGTTTGGTTCCAACGGCCGAGGGCCGCTACGACGCCACCCTTGTCAGGACCGGAAGAGGGTGACGTGTGATGCGGAAGAGCCCAGTGTGCAGCCGTGTCGGGCTCGCCGCTGGTGTGTTCTCCGGCACAGATCTTCCGGAAGTCAGAAGCAGAGTGTGCCGTCTTCATAGCAGCTGCAGCGTCCCAGTTCAGCATCACAGCGAAGTCAATATCAAGAAGCTGACACAACACCCTCATGTGAGCTTCGTTGTAATCAGTGTTCGGCCCGCTCTCACCGGTGTGGCCGTCGTGGCCGTGATCGTGATCGGCATCATTCTGGTGATCATGAGCGTGACTGTGAGCACCGTCATCTGCATCGTCGTGACCGAATGCAGCGTGATCGTGCGTATGCCGCCCGGTCATGGGCGGGTGCCTGTGCTGCTCGCGCCCTACGTACGGCACAGAAGCAGCATTCCTGAGGGCTGACAGGTCCCAGTCACCGCCCATCTGGCCGTGATCATGGTTTACCAGTCCATCAGCAAGTCCCGCATCAACGGCCTCGGTACCCGTGTACCATGTCTCGGCCTTCATGGCCTCAAGCCAGTACTCAACCGACTTGCCGGTACGCGTGGCGTAGATGCCAGCGATCTTTTTGCTAGCCCTATCCAGGCGGTCAGCAAGGTCACGGAGGTCTTCGGCGTTCCCAATAGCCATTGAATGCGCACCATGGATCATCATCTCGGCAGTCTCGGCAATCACGAGCTTGCCAGGCGAAGCACCCATGGCGATGAAGCTAGCCGCCGAAGCCGCCAAGCCGTCAATCGACACAGTCACGTCGTTACGTCCCCGCAGCGTGTTGTAGATGGTGATACCATCCCAGACCTCACCACCCGGACTGTTGATGTGCACCTCGAGAGCGCCGTCAACTTCGTTGAGGTCGTGAACGAAGTCACCGGCCCCAACTCCGAAATAGCCGATCTCGTCGTAGATGAACACCTTCGTCGGCCCGCTTGCCGCACTGTTCTTGATGGTGTACCAGTCGTTCTTGCCTTGATGCAGAGCCCACATCTTCCTGGCCGTCCGCCAGGGAGTGCCTTGGCTCATGGGATCAACTCCTTCTGACGATGGCCATTCAGGCCGAAAGCGACTTTGATCTCACGGGTGAAGTTCTCAACCTCTCTATCGGTTGGCGCAACAAGGGCCGGAAGCCCGCGCAAGGCACTCCTGATCATCCTTGCGGCGGTAATGGCTTCCTCTTCATCGCCCTCCCCAGCCCCGGAGTGAAGCTCAGGATGCCCAGCGTTGCCAACCGGGCCGCCAGGCTCCGCTCCAGCCATTGATTGCGTATTGCCGACGAAACGCATAGGCGGCAAACCAACCACAAGAGCGACATCCTCGGGATCGTACCCGGCTGCTACTAGCACCTGAGCAGCCTTGCTCTTTGCGGTAAGCTCATCATTCGCGTCATTAGCCGAAGTAGGCGTTGGGTCGATATAGTCCATTTCGGCTTTTTGCTCCGCGAACAAGGGCAAAAAGAATCCATTCAGGACATCACGGGTACGCTCAAGCCGCGTGATTTCGTGCCAGGCAACGTGAACCTCTTCAGCCGTTTGCGCATTCGCGCGGTTTACGTCTGTACTGTCACCGAGCATCGCCTGATGGATACGGTACGCTTCCCGTATCATGTCACGAGTAACGCCACGTAGCTCGGTGAACTGCATCTCACGCATTGAATACGTGTTAGGCGTCCATACGGCACCCTGCTCAAGCACGCCAACCCGGTGCCCGCGCGCTACGCCCTGATGTTGCTCACGCCAGCGATCAGTGAACTCATCAAACTCAGTATCGCTCAGCCTCTTGTCAAAGGTAACAATACCGCCCGGTTGCGCTGAGTTCAGGAAGAAGTTCCTTGACCACTGCGCCGTGTACTTGCTTGCATCGATATCAGCAAGGATAGCCTGTACCGGCGAAAGCCCCCGATAAATGTCAGTTGGATGCGGGTACCGGAGCTGAATGACTTCTTCGTTGCTCAACGGAACTTGCTCACCATTAGGGCCGGTGTAGATCCAGCCCTTCAGGAAGTCGTTAACGTCAGGTACAGGCTCCATGCGATCAGGACGGGCCGGCCATATCTCGGTAGGCACACCGGTACCGCTAGCGCCCCGAGCGAGGACCCAGTACCATTCACCGGCCAGCTCCATGTACTGCCAGCCGATTTCGCGGAATATGTATCCAGTCATGAACGGATTCGGCTTGTGCCAAAGCCGCAAGGCCTGATGCCGCAGGATCTCACGGCGCATATCAGAGCCCACATCAGACTGTGAGTACCGTACCCGTCCGTCCATAGGCCGGTCATACATGCGCCATTGCGCCTTGGCCTGCCCCGTAGACAGAAGCTGAACAATAGCGTACAAGGTGCCCTGTCCGGTAGTGGTCTGTAGCTGCGAGAAACGGTCCTGAAGGCCGCTACCGTACAGAGCGTTCCCCTTTGTGTTCCACTGGTCGTTGAACGGAATGGGCCGCTTTAGGTTAAGCAGCGCTCCGACCAACGACTTAGCCATGATTACTCACCAGAGCCATTCTTCTGGTACATCTTGGCCCTGATGAAACCGTCCCTAGCATTAGCCAGGGAAGAGAGCGCCCTTGTAAGCTCAGGGTCATCTCTTATCCTCATGATCATCTCGCTAGCCAGTCGAGCACAGGCCATGCCAATCTGCCGCGCGTCAGGGTCGGTCAGGTGACCGACCTCGAACCTGCGCGCGACGTCCTGTACCGCCTGGTACCTTCCCTCCAGTCCTTCGATGAGGGCCATCACGTACCCCTTGTCTTGAGTTCCAGGGCGAACCAGCAAACACCCATAACGATCAGCCCTGTGAAGACCGAATGGATGAAACCAGCAGCAGTGAAGCAGGTCAGGCCGAACACCGTGTATATGTTGCCCCTGATCTCCTTCAAATACTCCCGCGCCTTGAACTTGGCCCAGGGCCAGCCCTGGTTCTTGGCCCAGACGCGGGCTCTATCGCGCCGTACCCGCCACTTACTAGGGGCAGGGCGCGCTACCGGGATAGCGGTAGTGGTAGTCATGCCGGAACCACCGACTGAAGCGGCACAGAGATCGTGCCATCACCCTGCTCAGACAGCAAACGCTCAAGGTCACCCCAGCCTTGATCGAAGCTCCCCTGAATACCAAATTCTGTCCCCCAGCTATTGTCGCAGTGAACCAAGCGCTTGTCGACGTCAATTCCACGGCCCAGGTATTCATGCCCACCACGGACCTGCGCCCCCGGGGAAATAGTCACCAGACCATTGGAGTCGGTGTGATCGTACGAGTCGTACCAGTTTGTACCCAGGATTACCGCGCGCCCCGAAGAAAGGGCGTTCAGTACGTCCTGAAGGCTCATACAGTGGACGTAGGCGGAGATGTACCCCGCGTTCTTCGCAGCCTGGGCAACCGACAAGCCGCTGGAACCGAAGTCGTTCGGAGGGTATGCCCCGTTACCGTCAATCTGTTCCGCCGCAGAGTACAGGCCAAGGGCAAAGGTTTCGTCAAGGGCCAAGGATGGGTAAGCGGATCTGAATGCGGCATAGTTTGCACCCGACCCAATCTCGCCGGTCTCGGCGTTGCCAGTACAGGATCCAACCTGCAACTGATTAAGGATATCGATGTAACGCTTGACCAGATTGTCTTTCAGCGGTACTTCGGTACGCCGGTACGGATGCGCCCGGCTACGGCTGTCATGCTTGACGTGCCGCCCTAGTGGCTTACCCTTGACCTTGTGCTCAGCGATAGGCCGGTGATAGACCCAGTACTCGTCCATAACGCTCATGCCCGGAAACTCCTAAAGATCGGGCGGATGCCGAAGTCCAGCTCGGCAACCACGTATCGAAGGGCATCACAGCCATGGTCGTCCTCCTTGACCGGCTGCTCTTTCGTCTTGTCAGACCAAACATAGCCCGGAAGCTCATCAATCGTGTTAGTGGGCTTTCCGCTTTCTACTAGCTCAGGATCAGCGTACACCAAGGAATTCCTAAGCAGGTGAATACGCGGCTTCCCGTCATCATGCAGCTTGAACCTAACTTGCGCCGCATCAATTCCTTCAAGAACACTCTTGTGTGCGTTCTGCGTGCTCATTTCAAGCTCACGCTCAAGAACGGCCCGGCCCTCGGCATCGTGGTCGCAGACGATTGCGTGCGGCCTAGGCTCTAGCCACTTCAGCTCCGGTCGCACGATACTCAGGATGTTCTTCGCATGAACATCAACAGTTTGCCGAGTCCGGTAAATCTCCCGGTACATCCAAAGTCCGTTGTCAGGGTCCCTTGCCCAGAACTGACAAACGAACGGATTGACGAATCCAAAGTCAATGGACCAGTAACGCGGCCATTCAATGGGAACGCCAAATGGGTCCTTAGCTTCACCGGAAGGAATCTCATCAACAACGTGAAACTCAGGCTGGAAGTCTTCATATATGACGCCCTCAGCCGCAACCCACTGCCCCATGCGTAGCCGCGAATGCCTGACTCCGGTAAGGCGATCAAGCTTCTTGATATAGTCCGCACCACGCTCGGTAAGGCAACGTTCCTTGTCGAACAAGATGGGGTTATCTTCGTGGTAAGTCTCGAGCAAGGTGGTAGTACCCTTATCACAGCGCTGCTTCAGCCAGTGCGTCGGGAATGACGGGTTACAGTCCGCTATGATCTGCTGGAAACTAGTCCGCCAGTTCCTGAGGCGGGTGGTGATCATTTCCCAGTCGTTCTCGGTAAGCTCAGTAGCCTCCTGTACGAATACCACGTCGTACTCGGAGGACATGATCTTCTCAACTTTGTCCAGGCCACCGATCGCAACGACGGAGCCATTCTTGTAGCGGTACTGCGGAGGCTGTTGCGCGCTTCCGCCATAGAACTCGACGTCGCCATTTAGCAAACTTTCGTGGATGACGAATCGGCGCCACGTAACGAGCGCTGTACTGCTCAAAGATGTAGCCGTCTTGCGACATATCAGGCCCCGCATGCCAGGATTGGCAAGACACATTGTGTGGAGCTTCTCGAGACAGGCGCGGCTCTTTCCGGTGCCTGCGGGACCGGACAGCAAGACCTCTGGATCCCTACAGGAACGAATTCGGCGGGCTGCCCCGCGCGGCCTATAGGAATGATCCAGTGTCTTCCTAGTCATGAATGTGCCGAATTCCCGGCCATCTCACCGTAAAGTACGGCGCAGACTTCCTTGGTCCGGTGCATGTCGCAAAGCAGCCACGCGCGCCATTCGCCGATGGTCGCCTCGCGGTTGGTAAGCACCTCGCAGCCGGGGTACTCGCATGGGTTCCAGTACCAGGCGGTGCGGTCCAGGTGCAGGAGCTCGTTGAGTTCATAGTCCCGGTAGCAGCGCCGGGCATCATCCTCAGTCTCGTGAGGCTTGTCCTTGTGGTCGGCGCAATAGCCGACCGGGAAGGTGCCGATGCGCCGGTTGAAGGTCGTGTAGTGCCAGCCCCCGTCTTTGAGCTGGCGCGGCTGGTCGTAGTTCATGCGGCAGCTCCGCTGACCGAACGGAGCAGCGATGACACATATGGATCGGAATCCGTCGCTAGCCTAGCCAAGATGCGCGCCCGGGCATCACTAGGAATGCCCTCGGCCAGTAGCGCGCGAGTAAAGGCGTCGGCTAGCGGGCCAGTAAGCGGCTCGGCGTCAGCAGGACCAGTCCTGTGTTCACCTGAGCCGTTCATCTGGCGGGTAGCGTGATAGTTGGAGGCACAATTCGGGCAGCGCAGCTTCATATTGGCGGTCTTAGACGCCATTTCCTTCCAAGCCCTATCACAAGGTGCACAGAGGCGTACCTCACGCCCCTCAATATGACATATCCAGCGGACTATCGCCACACCCTGACACTCAGAGGGCGGCGAGCCCTGCCGGACGCTGTCACAAGCGATAGAACCTTCGCTCAAGGTTGCACCACCTTGGGCTTTACAGCCTGAATGGCAGTCTCGAGCTGCCTGATTTCGTCTAGCGCGGTTGTGATCTCGGTGACTGTGGCCTGATGCTTGCTGAGGTAACCACCACCGAAATACCCCACAGCACCGATTCCACCGGTGATGAGTAGCTGAACAAACTGCGGTATTCCGGAGTGAAAGGCTGGGACGTAATACTGTAGCGCCGCAGCAATAACGGCCGAAGCAATACCAGCTGCTCCGCCATTCGAGACCTTATTGCTGATTGGATCGGACATCACACCACCTGTGCAAAGAAAAAGGCGGCCAGCCCGCCAGCAATCCAAGCCAGTACCGGCCCGATGCCGATACCGAATGCGGCAACCAGGGCCGCAAAGAGCTCACATACCCCAGCGACAATCAACAGAAGCTTGTTGGGCGTCATTGCATCTCCTCTATGTCCGGATCCTCAATAACGTAGCGGACAACATTACTTTCGTCTTCACCCTTGGCAGCACGCACCGCCAGCGCGCCACGCGGAGTCAATTCGTCCGCTACTGCCTTGAGCATTACCACTTTCGTCTTGAGGGCCTCACGGTGTGGAGCGCTCCCGCAGGCGTTCCTCTCGCGAAGCTCCGCTATAAACTGGTTCAAGTCCTCTACGTCGGACTGATACTCAGCAAGCCTGTTCTGTTTCTTGGATATCCAGAGACCTGCAGTCTCTAGCGCCAGCCTCCCGGCCAGGGCCGCACGCACTTCGAGGATATCTTCCTCATGCTGTGCAGCAAACTCCGCCACATCAGCGGCAGAGCATCCTATATCAGCAGCTATCTGGGCGTGGGAGAACTCACCAAATGCCAGATCGCGGATGAGGCCAAGCCTAGGCCAGCCCCGGTAGAGTTCGGACAGGTGAACTGATGCGGGCCCACCCGATCCGGGGCGCTCAGGGTGGGCCCGCGTGGCACCGCTAGCACTGGCCAGACGTGCTGGCTGCGCCTGGCTGCTCCGCGATGACCCTTTAACCAACTAACCCACCATCCCTTGGGGCGGAAGCTTACCCTATCGGGACGGAATACGGCTAGTCCTAGCCGAATATCGGCCGAATATCGGCCGGAAATCGGCGAATAGCCAGCTAAAGGGGCAAATTAGCTAATAGATACGGTTAATTGCTGCTAACTGTTGCTTCCAACGTATCCATGGCTGTTCAGGAGGGCTGTATCTGGTGGATCATAGGTTAGCCGGTAATCCTGGCCGCTACCCGGCCTAGGCCGCACGATACCTGGCCATATGCCGAATTGCTGTAGTTGCTTGACCCGGCGCTCGGCAGCTTCCTCGCTACCATACATCGGGGTATCTAGATTCAGATCA